CCGACGCCATGGGGAACATCTTCACGCTGAAACAGGATCTGCACGTCGAAGGGCTGACCGTCCCGGCGGGATTTTCCAGCGACGGCGCGAGCGTGCCAAGATTCTTCTGGCGATTGGTCTTCCCGCCGGGCGACCAGAAGGCATTACGCGCGGCATTCGTTCACGACTGGCTGTATCGTACACATCCGGAAGGCTGGACACGAGAAGCGGCCGACCTGCTGTTCCTGAAACTGCTGATCGAAGACGGCATGCCGAAATTCCGGGCAGTGCTGGCCTGGCTCGGAGTCCGCCTGTTCGGAGATGCGGCCTGGAAAGCGGGGTGCAACCATGAGTGAAACCGCCATCATCACCCTGATCGGCATCCTCTGGGGCGTGGTCCAGATGTGCATCGCCGGGATCCTCGGCTGGATCGCGCTCGAACTGCGTCTGATCCGGCAGGGCCTTGAGAATAAAGTGGAGAAGGAAGACTGCAAGGATTACATGTGCAGTCATTACACAGAAATCAAAAATCTTTGGAAAAAAGCCAACGATAACAGTGAACGCATCACCAAATTGGAAAAATAACCTGACAAACGAAAGGAACAACACCATGAAACACACAATGTCCGTCCTGTCCGTCCTGCCCGTCCTGTCCGTGATCCTGACCGGCTGCGCCACCGAGAAAATCGCCGAAGGACTGACCACCAAAAACACCTCCGGCAACGGCACGGTGATCGAAAGTCACATCGGGATCAACACCGACACAAAAATTCCCGAACTCAAGACATTGTTCATTTCGGGCGACATCGCCACGGTGAAAGCCGGGACGAATGCTGTCAGTTACCGGGAAGAATCCAGTGCGTCGGTCTGGAACGCGTCGAGCGTGACGAAGAAGCGTTTCCTCGCGATCACTCTGACCGACGCTGGCGACGTCCCCGCCGCGATCAAAGCCGTCGCCGAGGTGTTTAAGACTGCCGAAGCTGCCGCAGCAGCACCGGCGACAGAACCAGCGAAAAAGACCGAACCTTCCGCAGAAAAATAAGCCTCATTCGCCCCATATGCCCCATATCCTGAAACCTGAAACTTTCCCTGAATTCCGGTCCGGAAAACGGCTCAAAACTCTCCCCGCTTTTGGGATCGGAATTTTTTTTTACGTATATATTCTATAAAATCCAAAAATTTAGCATTTTTCAAAAACAGGAAAAATCATGCCGGATATGAAAGATAGGATTGCCGAAGTGGCGAACCAGCCGAAAAGCTACGAAAACGACGGCGAAAAAATCACGAATCACTCGCTCCAGGACCTCGCCGAAGCGGATCAGTTCATCGCCCGCAAAAATGCGGCAAAAAATCCTTTTTCCGCTTTGAAAATCGCCAGAATCTCCACTCAGGGACCAGAAAAATGACGAAACCGAAAAAACATTACGCAGTCCGCGGCGCTTTTGACGCCGCCAGCCGCAGCCCCGAAGCCATGCGGCACTGGAAGGACGCCGACGCCCTCAGCGCCGACGCCGCGCTCTCCTCGACTGTCCGGCATATCGTCATTTCCCGCGCCCGCTACGAATGCGCCAACAACGGCTATGCCGACGGCATCATCCAGACCCTCGCCGAAGACGCCATCGGCACCGGTCCCCGCCTGCAGCTCTTTTCCTCCGAATCGCCCGATCATCAGCCGGAAGAACAGTCCCTCCGGAATGCAATGCAGCGCCGCGAAATGCGTTTCCGCGACTGGTCAGAACAGATCGACCTGACCGAAAAACTCAAGATCGCCCGGATCGCCAAGGCCCGCGACGGTGAAATCTTCATCCGCATTGTCCGCAATCCGCAGATCAACAGCGCCGCCAAAATCGACATCATGCTTTACGAAGCCGAACAGGTCGGCAGTCAGATCGTTTCCGAATATGCGGATTTTTACGACGACGGCACGGTCAAGGAATTCGACGGCATCCAGTATGACCGCTACGGCAATCCCGCCGCTTTCCGCTTCTGGAAAGTTCATCCCGGCTCCTCCGGAATCGGTTTTGTCGGATCTGAATCTGTCCTGGTCCCTGCCGATCAGGTGATCCAGTATGCTCATATCATGCGCCCCGGACAGCACCGCGGTCTTTCCGAAATCGCCAGCACGCTGAACATTTTCAACGACCTGCGCCGATACACCAACGCCGTGCTTTCCGCTGCCGAAACCGCCGCCGAAATTTCTTTCCTGCTGCACACCAACACGCCCCCGGACACCGAAGACGAAAACGCCGGCGGCAAGATCCAATTCATGGACGTCGTCGAACTCGTCCGTAATGCCGGGCTTGCTCTCCCGGAAGGCTGGGACGCCAATCAGCTCAAATCCGAACATCCGACCGACAAATATGTCGAATTCGTAGACGCCAAGATTTCCGAGGCCGCCCGCCCGCTTTCCATGCCTTTCGCTATCGCCAAAGGCGACTGCAGCAAATCCAATTATGCCTCCGGCCGCCTCGATCATCAGGTCTATCACAAAAAAATCTACGGCGAACGCAAGCGCATCGAACAAAAAATCTTGAATCGGCTTTTGTCGGTTTTCGAATCTTTCGACCGGATCGCATATCCCGCCGACTATGAAAACGAAAACATCATCCTGCATTCCTGGATGTGGGACGGATTTGAACACGTGGACCCGGTCAAGGAAGCCAACGCGCAGCGCATCCGGCTCGAAAATCACACCACCACCCTGGCCGACGAATGCGCCCGCGAAGGAAAAGACTACGAGCTCACTTTGCGCCAGATCGCCCGCGAAGCCGCACTTTGCAAACAGCTCGGTCTCACCGCCGCCAACGATAAAAATATACCGGAAAATATACCATCCGAAAATGAAAACGAAAGGGATGAATAATGCCTGAAATCAATGAATCTTTTATCCGCTTTTCTGAGGCCGACGCCCCGCAGAACGACCTGTCGAAAATCACCGGCACCGCCTACGCAGGCGGCCCGGTCAATCAATGGTGGTCAGAGTGTCCGCTGATCGTCGACCTGGCCGGCATGAAACTCGCCCAGCAGATCCCGCTCCTCTATAACCATGTCAACGATCCGGAATATCGGATCGGCGCCGTCACGGCCAAAATTTCCGGCAAGGATTTGACCCTGTCCGGAGGTGTCGACACCGGCACCGAACGCGGGAAATATATCGTCGAAACCGGGAAAAAGATCCAATGGCAGCTTTCCATCGGCGCTGAAATCGTCAAAATGGAACGCATCCCGACCAACGAGAAAATGGTCATCAACGGCCGCGAATTCACCGGACCTTTTATCCATGTCACGGAATCTTTCCTCCGGGAAATTTCCGTCTGCGCCGTCGGCGCCGATCCCGAAACCACGCTCAAAATTGCCGCGTCTTTGAACCTTTCCAATAAAAACAAAACCATCCAAAAGGAGGAAAAAATCATGGGAAAAGAAAATGAAAACGGCGCTATCAACGCCAAGCTCGAAAACATCACCCAGAAACCGACCGTCGCCGCCGCCGCGCCCGCGCCGGCCGTGCCTGCCCCGGAAGCCAAGCCCCAGGTCAACGCCGCCGCGCCCGCGCTTACCGCCGAACAGGTCGCCGACATCGTCGCAAAACAGCTCGCCGCCAAGGAACAGGCCGAAAACGAACGCCGCGCCGGCATCAAAGCCGCCTGCGGAACCGATTTCGCCGACTTCGCCGCCGAAGCCATCAGCGCCGGATATTCCGTGCAGGAAACTTCCCGCATCGTCGCCGCGCTCAAGGCCCGCGCCGCCGCAGTCCCCGCCACCGGCCCGAACGTGGTGATCGCCAACAAGCCCGAACTCAACGCCCGGATCCTCGAAGCCGCGCTTTGCTTCAATCAGGGGATCAGCGAAAAGACCATCAGCGCCGGATTCTCCGCTCAGGAAATGGAAGCCGGCGACAAGCTCCGCGGCATCACCCTGAAAGAGCTGCTCCGGCAGTGTGCGGTCATGGAAGGGAAATCCATTTCCGCGACTTTCGACAACTCCACCATCCAGGCCGCTTTCAGCACCGCGTCCCTGCCGGGCATCCTCGGCAACGTGGCCAATAAAAAGCTGCTCCAGGCTTTCACCGCCCAGCCGATCATCGCCACCCGCCTTTGCCGCGCCGGTGACCTGGCCGACTTCAAAGTTTCCGAACGCTACCGCCTGACCGACGTCGGCGACCTCGAAAAAGTCACGGACGGCGGCGAGATCAAGCACGGCAGCGTCTCCGAGGACAAGGCCGTCAACCAGCTCGACACCTACGGAAAAATGTTCGTCCTGACCCGCCAGATGATCTACAACGACGACCTCGGCGCTTTCCTGGCCATCCCGGAGGGCATGGGACAGCGCGCCGCCCGCAAGATCGATCAGCTTTTCCACGCTCGCCTGCTGGCCAATCCGACTTTCACCGACGGCAACGCGCTTTTCAGCTCCGCCCACGGCAACTACACCACCGGCACCACCGGCGCGCTTTCGCTCGACAGTCTCCAGGCCGCGCGGGATAAATTCCTGCTGGCCAAGGACAGCGACGGCAACCCGATCAACGTTCAGCCGAAATTCCTGTTCGTCCCGTCCTGCCTCGATTCTCTGGCCAACAATCTGGTCATCTCCCCGACCGTCGTCGGCGGCAGCTCTGTGACCCCGGCTTTCAACATCAT